GCAGAAACTGTTGGTGATGTTGTTGAACTTGAGTGCGATGGCACTAATTGGTATGTTAACGGAGTTGGCGCTTTAGCTGGTTCAATTACATTCACGGCTCCTTAATGTCATTGATACTAACAATATCTGAAGATTTCACAAGTTCAGTTCAGCTAGACACTGAGTTGACGGGTTTACCTGATGGTGGAATGTACCTCAATTCTGGGGTGCATCCATCTATCACGGTAGATAATCTTTTGTCATTTTTACCAAAATTAGCTATCACGCCCGCAACTTATGTGGCAGGTACTACTTACGGCAAATTTACAGACTCAAGAAAGTTGTCAGATATTGTTTTATCAGGTGGTATTATTTATCAATCAATTTCAGCATCAAACATAGGCAACACGCCTGCATCAAGTCCTGACGAATGGCTCGCAACAGATTTGGATTCACTTAGAATTAAATCATTTGCGCTTCGTTCACAAGACAATGCTTTGCGGTCAATTAATTTGACTCGTAGACTTGTTGAAAATCAGTACTTGTATAACATTGCAGAGGTTTCGGAAGTTCCAAACACAAGCACGCTACCAAACGACTATTCAGGATGGGTGTTTGAGCCAAAAGGGTCCGACTATGTAAAAATAAGGATCAATCAAATAGCATTTCAGGCAACAACAGCAACGCCACAAAGTCTTTATGTAATTAATCAAGGGCAACTAATCACAACTTTAACGCTTACCACAAATGCGGTTGGTCGTTTAGAGTTTGAGGATGTTCCCTACACTTTTTACGGTAAGGGAAAATGGTTTTTCGTTGTTGACTCGCAAACAGTTTTAACAAATGGCAGCGCAATAGACCCTCTTAAATTTGATGGTTTTGTTGCTTACACTTGTAATGGGATTGGAGCGACTCCGGAAGGCGCTGATTACAGTTTTGGAGTTTCAAACAACGGTTTGAATTTCAATATAACTGCTTTTTTTGATTCTCAAATTTACGTAGACAACAACCTAAAAGACTTCGCGAATTACTTACAAGCAGCGTGGGAGCTTGATGTTTTGAATATGTATTTGGCAAATGCTCACAACAGGTCAAACTCTAGCGAGCGCAGACAGTTGGACAGAGATTTGCTGATTGCTGAAACAAAGGAAATGAAGGCATATTCAGTTGCAAATAAGTTCGAAAAAGAACGAAAATCAGCCGTTAAATTGCTTGAAAAAACTTTTGACAGAGAGATAAATGACCAAGACGAGTTTGAAATAGAAGTAACGTCAACTTAAAAAAAAGAAATGGCACACAAACTTAAAAAGTTCGATCAAGAATTACATTGGAGAATGGCAACAAGCGGAGCTTATGGCTTACGTGTGTTAAATGCAGCAACAAGTACGGCTGGTGAGTATTTCTGTGAAATTTTCGCAAGTACAGCGTCAAGTATTACAGCGACTACGGAGACCGGAGAAACTTTGACAACTGTAGCATTACCAGCAGGCGAAAGAATACAAGGGATTTTCTCAAGTGTTCAAACTGTTTCCGGAATTGCTGTTTGCAAACTGTGTTCTGTTGACGAACCTTAAAAAATACGCTCTAAGTATTCGGGGGCTTTAATCGAATACGCAATTAATAAAAAATAAAATTATGTCATTATGTTCATGTAACGATAACGTTAAGAACTTCGGGCAACCAAATTGCGTAGGTATTTTGGAGCGCCCTCAGAAATTAGCGTTTACATATAGAGTTGCCAATGATGGTACTCTAAACAAAATTGTCACAGCCGACACGCTTGATGATACTTATTTCACTGCTTTAATCAACGAAACAGACCTCTCAAAACGTTTGATTCCTTCACCGGACATCAACAAAGTGGCTGATATTCGTGGTGAAAACAACACGTTTGAGGTTGACGGATTTAAAATCAACACTTCAAAAGGTGTTCGTACTTTAGCTTTCACGGTTGTTGATGGTGCTTCACCACAAATTGCTGAGGCTTTTGAGTCAATGGGATGCCGTGATATGGCTTTCTATTCTTGGACTGTTTCGGGTCAAATTGGTGGTAATGGTTCTGTTGCCGGCGAGTTACGTCCGTTCAGAATTAAGAAAAATACAATGAGAGTTGTGTATAATCCACCTTCAAAAGACCCTGAAACTCCTGCGATGGTAATGGTGTCATTCGATTTGTCTGAGCTTGAAAAAGATGCAGATATCGCTTACATCAATTACGGAACTGGAGCGAACGATGTTCAAGTAATCATCACTGATTACACTGGATTAATTGACATCACAATGAATGCTGCAACAGGTATCACTACCACTGTTTTTATTGTTGATATCGACTTCATCTATGGTCCGCAACTTGATAAGTCTGCAGCGGAAGGTTTTGTTTTAGCCGATTTTACATTAGCTGAAATTTCTCCAACTCCAGGCGCTTTAGCAATCACATCTGTAACAGAATCTTTGACTGTGCCAGGTCGTTACACTTTTGTAACTCCAGCGCGTACATCTGCAGATGTTCACAGATTGACTTTTGCGAAAGACGGATATGAGGCCGCTAGTACAATTGATATTACTACTCCGTAATGATTGTATTTAATAGCGCAATCGGTAAAACAACTTTGGATGACAGTGTAAAATCATTGTCATTTGAACAGTTAAAGGAAAAATTCGAGGGAACCTTGGATTATGTTTCTTTGGCTGCGCAACTTGGAATTAAACCAACAAAAGGAAATTCCAAACCAAAGGTTGAATCTGAGAAGGATAGTATCGGAGCTGATAAAAAATAAAACGATTCCCTCCGGCAAATTGTTCGGAGGGAATTTTTTACCATGTTCAAAGACACTCCAATATACGAGTATTGTTTGCGTGTTACTGCTTTGCGTGGTAAGCAAAATCAAATATTCAAATTGGTTTTAGACAACCGGATAATAAGAGATCTGATTGTTTTTTTGAATACAGAACAGCAAATGGGACGCGAACACGTTGACGCTTTTGGGGCGCAACTTTTTAACCGAATTACAGAACGAACGGTTTACAGCCCAAAGGATAAAAAAGGTAGAGGAGGGCAACCTTACGAATTATTTGACACCGGTAAATATTGGGATAGTTTCGAAGCGACAATTGGCAACGGAATTATAGTAATAAAGTCGGACCCAAGGAAGGGAAAAGATAATTTGGAACAAATGTACGGGGCGCTTGAGGGGCTTACAAATGAGAATTTACAAATACTAATAAATCAGGCTTACGAATTTTATGTTAAGTGGTACGAAAACTACATATTACGCCGGTAAAATTTGGGATAAGATTGACGAAATGCCGATTTGGAATTGGAATAAAATAGTTGAGACGAATGATTTGACTTACCTATTTAGAAACCAAACAAATCAAAAACCTACAAGCGATTTTGATGACGTTTGGGAGGATTTACAACAACAGCACATTGACGAATTTGGGGTCGATGCTGCGCTTGAAAGAAGACTAAAAGTAATTCACAAGATAATCAAATTGAACTTGAGATTTTGTGAAACAAAAGATAGGTCGCTGTTTAATATCATAAAGATAGAACAACACCGGCTAAGTGAAATGAGTAAAGGTGCGGTAATGAAATTTTATCAAATGCTTGACTTCGTTTCATCAAAAAAGGGATTTAGAATTGATCCAAAACAATTCACAGTTGTAGAGTGGGGTTATGCACTAAAAAACATTGCTACAAATGGCAAAGGCGATAAAGGGGAATGAAATAATTGTTGATAATGCCTTGGCGAACGCAATCGCTGACGCTAAAAACCTAACCGTTGCTTACGACACGTTAGATAAATCAATTGCCAAAATCAAAGTAAACATTAAAGGGATGCTTTCGGGTGTTTCAGGAAAATCTGTTGCCGAAATAAAAGCCTTAAACGCCGCTCTTAAATTATCAAATGATTTGGTTGCTGCATCCATCGATTTGGATAAGCGAAAAATTTCTGCTTTAGCTGAAGAGGAAAAACTAAAACAGCAACAGATAAAAACCGAGCGAGAATCTATAAAACTCGCAAAAGATAAAGCAGCGGCTGATAAACGTGCTTTGGATGCAGAGCAAAAACTTAATTCAGAATATCAAAAGCAATCAACACGGCTAAATGAACTTCGTAAAAGTTACAAGGATTTGATTTTGGTGCAAGGCCAAGAAACAGCCGAAACGCGAAAAATGTTAACCGAGATTACGAAGTTAGATGCTAAATTAAAAGCGGTTGATGCGCGCACCGGACAACACCAAAGAAGTGTAGGTAATTATCAAAAGGCTTTAGGCGGTTTGAATAATTCGTTGATGCAACTCGGTATTGGATTCTCTGTTTTTTCAACACTAAACAACGTAATGACAACCGTTGTTAATTTTGAAAAAGCAACAGCAAGTTTGAGCGCGATTACCGGCGCAACAGGAAATGATTTAAAAGCACTCAAAGGCACTATACTTGACATGGCGACAGAAATGAAAGTTTCTGTAACCGAAACAACTAAACTTTTTGAAATTGTCGGTAGTCAAATGCCACAATTGTTAAGCGATACACAAGGGATGAAAGCGGTCGCTGAGTCGGCAATCATTTTATCAAAAGCATCAGGAGATACGGTTGAGGCGTCAACTTTGGCTATGGCTTCCGCAATGAACCAATTTAATTTAGGCGCGGACCAAGCCGAAAGAGTAATGAATGTTTTGGCTGCAGGTTCTTTGGTTGGGTCGGCTGGTATAACAGATGTGTCGGACGCAATGAAAAACTTTGGATCAGTTGCTGCCGGCGCAAATATTTCTGTTGAAGAATCAGTAGCGTTAATTGAAGTTTTAGGAAAATTCGGGGTTGTTGGGGCGGAATCAGGAACAAAATTAAGAGGTTCTATTTTAAAACTACAACAAGCTAACTTTGGTTATGCTAGCGGGCAGTTTGAAGTGAATGATGCGCTCACGGAAGCTAAAGCAAAATTCGACACGCTTGGCACCGCGATGGAAAAGGATGCTTTCTTACAAAAGACTTTTGGGGCCGAAAATATTGCAACAGGCCGTATTTTATTATCGAATATTGGACTATTTGAAGAATATACAAAAGGCGTAACCGGAACAAGTGTAGCAACAGAACAAGCAGCCATTAATTCAGACACCATGTCAACGGTTATCAAAGAATTAAAAGCAGCGTGGGAAAATCTTGTAATTAAATGGAGTGAGGGGACCGGAACTTTAGACGGCCTTAAAACTATACTTCGATTTGTTGCTGAGAATCTTGAATCAATTATCGGATGGGTTTTCAAGGCTGTTTCCGTTTGGGCTAGTTACACATTAGCCACAAAACTTTGGAACAAAGAAGGAACTGGAATGATACAGGTTCTAAAAAACATGTTCGCTCCAATTCAAAAAACAGGCGAAGCAGTTGAGAATCTTGATAAAAAAACAAAATCTGTAAAAATTGGATTTGCTGGATGGATTGGAATATTGGTTGCGTTGCTTCCTTATTTAATTGAGGCCGGAAAAGAGATTTATCAATTGTTTGACCGCACAACTTCACTTGAAAAAGTGACAGAGAAATTAAACACAAGAATGCAAGAAGAACAAGCTAAACTAGATTTGGTTGGCGCAAAAGTTCGTGCTGCGTGGGGTGATAAAAAGAAGATGGGAGAATTGATGACTGAAATTAACGACACCTACGGAACAACTTTGCAGAATTTGGATGATGAAACTGCCATGATGAATCAGTTGGCGCAGGCTTACAAAGACGTCAACAAAGAAATGGCAATTCGTATTAGTAAACAATTAATTGAGGAAGAATTGGTTGATGCTTTTAGACGTAAACGTGAGGCCGAAAAGTTTTTAAATGAGTCAGGAATGAGTTGGCTTGATATCGCAAGCGGTTCTTTTATAGGAAAAGGTTTTGCAGGAAAGGATTTAGAAGATGCAATCAGTGATATTAATTCTTTGCAAAAGCAAATGTTTGAACTTAATAATATTACAGGTGAAGTCGGTAAAACATATTCTAATTTAGGCCGAAAAGTATTTACTAAAACCTCTGAATCAATTACAGATACAACAGAAAAAGTAATAGAGCTTACTAAAGCTGAAAAAGATTTGCTAGAGATTGAAAAAGAAATGGCAGATGTTCGTAAAATTGGAGGGCAAGGAGATATTGATAGACTAGAAGGCGGTTTATCTGAACCTGTTGATAAGTCTGAACCTTGGCAAGCAACTTATGGTGGTGTTTTAAAAGAAACTTATGATAAGATTGCTGAAGAAGAAAAAGCAGCGCAAGAGAGACGTAAAAAACTTGCTCAAGAAACAATTGATTTAATGAAAAAAATCACTGATGCTTTGGTTTCTGAAATTGACAAACGAATAGCGAAAGAAGAAGAACAGCTTTCTGAGTCAGAAAAACGTGAGGACTATTTCAGAGAATTAGCAGCACAAGGAAATACAGACGCGGCTGAATCGGTAAAAGCAGAACAAATTGCACAGGCCAAACAACAATTAGAAATTGAAGCCTTAGAAAAAAAGAAACGTGATTTATTAGTTTTGGTTACAACTTTAGAGCTCGCATCTCAAAAAATCAACTCAGGTGATTCAAATGCTATGTCAAACGCTGGTAGTGAAATGGCTAATCTAATAGCTAAGATACCTAAATTTTATGAAGGAACAGAAGGAACGGTTGCTGAGGCTTTGGGCCGGCCACACCTAAACACCTCTAAAGATGGTTATTTGGCGCGCGTGCATGGAAACGAAATGATACACGGAGCTGAACAATCAGCGAAATTGCAGTCGGCTGGATTTGCATCAACCTCTGATATTGCAAACGCTGCGCTTGCTTATCATTCAAATATAGCAGGAAGTAGATCGAATTATCAATCAACCAATTCAGATAAGATAGTGAGCAAATTAGATGCGGTTGAACAAGCAATCAAATCAATTGATATTCCGGAACATAATTTCGCATGGGACGAACAGAATAAAATGGGTGTCCACACTATTAAAACACACAATAAAATAGTTAAAAATCATTTCAAAACAGACGGTTTGTTTAGTTAATGGCAACGATAACGAAATATAAATTAAATGGTATAGAGTACGAACCGCCTAGAGAGTGGAAGGGAGTAGAAATACTCGCAACATTCCAAGGAGAAAATCAAAAAGGAGGAATGTCTGAAAGCGTACAAGCCAACATAACGACAAGCGAATTTTCATTTGTAAACGAGGCAAAACAAGCAATTGATTCATGGTTTTCAAGTTATCCAACTGAGGGAATGCCACTAAGTGTTTCAATTTCAAATGAAACTAATTCATACGGAGCGTTTAACGGGTATTTGGATTTTAGAACGGCTCAATATATGTCGGATGTTGAATCGAAATACGGAATAAAACAAGACAATGGGTTAACTTCTTTGGATAATCGGTTGCGTGGTATATCAATGCTTCTTTTAGAACAAAAGGGTTTTATAGTTAATTCAGATTTTTCGAATATCCCTTACATAATTGAAAACAGAAAAACAGATTTAGAAAAATTGTATCTTTTGTTTCAGGTTTTTAATTTAATTAAAACCGGTGCTGATGAAGTGCATAAATTAATCAACATTGCAAGTGATATTACAAGCGCCGGAATTGTGCAAGCGTTAATAAATTTAACAGTCACAATCACAGCGTTAATTTTAATAATTCAGCAACTTGTAAATTTATTCAACCAAATTAGAGACACTTTTTTTCCGCCTGTAAGATATCACAGGGGTATTAGTTTGTACACGGCTATTCAAAAAGCAGTTGCATATTGTGGTTACAGTCTTGTAACAATTGATCCATTTACGCAAATTCTACAAAAGACTCATTTATGCCCGTCTAAAAATGATGAAATAGGTGAAACAAACACATCTTCTACAGAGTCAGGAATTTTAAAACCGAATAATTTTGGGTATATCGCTAGTGATTTATTTTCCCTAGCCAATATGCTGTATTTTACTAAGGTTGCTATTGTAGGGACCAATGTAGTAATAATGCCTTTTAATGCCCCTTATTGGACGCAATCACCTTCTTATGTGCTTCCTAATATGAAAGTTGAACAGGCTTTTGTGAAAAACGGTAGTCGTTCGATTAATTATGATGAGTTAATGTCAAGTCGTATTCTACAATATTCAACAGACGACTCCGACCTATGGACGCTAACAAATGTAAACGACCAAATATCGGTAACAACAGTAACACCAATCAATGTAATTAATCAAAACAGGGTTTTATTAACAGGGTCGGAACAAATAACTATCCCTTATTCTTTGGCGGTGCGAAAAGACCCAATAGATGAACTTTTAGATTTGTTTTTAGGTACAGCTCAAGGAATGGAACAATTGAAACAATTGATTGAGACTAGATTTAATGAGGTTGCGACTATTTTAGGAACATCTTTCCCTGCTCTTGCGAATTTTACTGCAGTAATCACAAATAGAACCGGTTGCATGAAAGTTGAAAATCATTTTTTCTCAAACCCTAAAATTGTTTACTTAGAAGACAACAACCGAATACCAGATAACTATGTTGATATTGTTGGGGCAATTGCGCTAAACAATAATTATCATTCTTACAAATCTTTTGTTGCGGGTGTACGCGACCCTTCAAATCCTGGCAACACAAATTGTAAAGACGTTTATACGGATGTAACTATTCCGATGGGTATTGATGATTTTAATACGTTAATTGGTAATAGTTTTTTCTTGACACAATCGGGTATTTTGGGTAAATTTACATCGATTAAATGGTTGCCTGACAAAGATAGAGCTGTGTGTAGTTACTACATTCAAGGCAATTGGGCCGTTAACTTAGAAGAAAATACTGTATAATGAAGCCACAAAATAAAATAGTAGACGGGTTCAAAGGACTTACAATGGCTTTAGAAGGCGCTTTAGAAATGAAGGACAATCTTATGAAGGATTTAACACCCGAATTAAGAATTAAGTTGTCAAAATTTCAAGAGTTGCACGCAACACTTATGAGAAATGGTGATTTTATTGGGGCTAAAAATTTACAGCAAAAAATTGAACAAGAAAACATAAAACAAAAAACCGAATGACAATTTACTCACTAATATCACAGAGGTTTAATAACGAGTGGATAAATGGTCCTACCTTTGCCACTAGCCCAACGACCATTTATAATAATGTTTTGACGGGAAATGTTGGTGACCGTATAAAAGTCGTTCAAACTATTGAAATTCAAGTAACAGTTAACCCTTCGTTAATACAAACAATTCAATACAACGCAACAGCAGACGCAACTTATGGGGAGTTTGTTGGTGCTGGAATAAATTTCTTAAGTGAAGGAATGTACACTGGTGCGGTGGTAGATGTTGATTGGGGTGGTGGTGCGGTTGTTTCAGCAACTGTTGGGTTAATTTCGGGAACTGGATATAATACTTTAAAGGTAACTAAAGCCAATTTAACAACGGCAGGAATTGTTGATGGGTCTATTTTGACTGATTACAGAATAAGATTAACCTCTGTGCCAGATGCTTTGATTTATAAATACGGATTAAATCCAAACGGTTCAACTGCCACTAATTACACTGGGTGGTTTGATGCCAATATACAAGGATATTATTTAACAAATCTAACAGGGTCGCTTCAAACAATGACTCCAATTGGTCTTGGTATTATTTCTTGGAATTTATCTGAAAGTGTGCAAGCTAAATTTGATGCAACAGTTGGAACATACAAAAACCAATACACGGTTGAGCATATTTTTAAGATACCATTTTTTACCGCTAGTCAAATTGATAACTTAGAAGACGAAACAAGCCCTGATTTATTGTTGGGTACTGCGTCTATAAGATATGATAACGGTTGGTTTTTTGGAGGCACAACATTAGGCGAATACATTAAGGCCGAAATACAAGGAAATGATGGTAATGTTGGATATTTTAATGAGAATTTCAACGGTCTTGCAAATAATTATGATGTTCAATCGGTCACTATAACAAACTCAGATGACTCAGGAGTACTCGAGGGAAGTGTTGCGAATACTGTAACATTACAAGTAAAAAAGAACAATGGAAACTGGACGGCAGCAACAAGTAGAGTTTTAATTAGACACGCTAAATTACCAACCGAAACAGAGTACACAAACAAGCCAACAGCGTTTTCAACTATTTGGATTTACGACCAAGCGGTACAAGTAGAGGGTGTTGCTCCTGTTAGTGGCACAGCAGTTATTACAGCATTCACGGTTACGATTAATGGAGACCCTACATTGTTAGACGTTTCTTTTGTTATTACTTATGATGCTTTAGAAAAATTACTAATTTCAGATACTTCTAAATATCTTTTGTTTTTAACAACAGGTGCGGAATACGCAACGGCAGATGACCGTGTTACTTTACAAATAGACTTAAATAATTTTAGTAAAAATCTTGATGTAACAGGGCTTATAAATTCCGTTACACCTGCTTTTTACGAACCTTGGGCAAATTTTACAGGCTCGGTAAATCCAGTTACTTTAACTGGTTGGAATGGGGATTTAATCGGCCTTAAATTTACAGTATTAAGAAATGCAAGCCCAATCACAACTACTTCATCGATTAGCAAAGCACAATTTAAAATTCTTGCGGTTAATTCCGTGACAGGTGAAGAGTTTGATTTTCCTGATTATACAATCAACTGGCTAATTGGAACGCCAACAAAAACTGTTGTGGGTGGGAATATTTATCAAATCCTAAACACGAATGTTTTGAACTCATTCAATATGCCGAATAGCGAAATGTTCAACAGGATTATAGTTGATGCAACAGTACCAAGTGTCGCAACGGTTACACAAACTTATGTATTTACGGCAGGGTTTCAAATGCCTTGGAGACAATGGTTAAAAAACTTTAGCGCACCCCCTGAAGTTTACGATCCAGCGGAAGAACAAAATAACCAAAATTATAGAGTTTCAAACTATTCAAATATTGATGATTGGGAAATTTTCCCAGTATTTGAGTTAACAATGAATACGGTAGGCGGTGTACAAACTATTTACCGAAAAATGATTTTTGAAAGCAATATTTATGACTTCGATACTAATAACGGAGCTTTTGTAGGTGTATCGGAGTATTACGATGAAGACGGGAATATAACGGATAACATTTATGTAGACCAAAATGTACTTTGCTTGATTGAAATTTCACACACATCTGGGGTTATTTCAAAAACAGATTTAGAGGCTTATATTTGGATTGAAAGAGATGGCTCAGATATTCAGCCTTGGTTCTTACATTCAGATATAGATTGGACAAGCCCGTTAAACCCTTTAACGCCTTCAGATGTATTAGACACCGGAAACACTCAATTTGTAGAAATATTTTCAGCAAATAATTTGATTGTTTTAAGATGCTACACAAATAAAGACAACCTACAAGACGGTGTTAACTATAATGTTTATGGTAGAATTAAAAACAAAACTTTAGTATAATGATAATTATCGCAGCAAGTGGGGCAACTTTAAGAACAAACCACTATATTCATCACAGAGACCAAGTAGTGGCTACTTCTAGTATGTTATCAAATGTTGATACAGATTGTTGTTTTTGTTCTTGCGAATCTGTAATACCTGCGTTTGCTTATTTGGATGATGAAGATAATGCAGATAAAAATGATATTTACTCATGGATTTTAAAAGTTCCTGATAATTGTACTGTCGTTGCAACACTCACAAACTTAGATACAGGAACAGAATATGTAATAACAGACCAAACGTATGGTAATTTTTATGATGTTAACGAATTAAAAGATAATGTTTGGGGCTTTGTAATTCATTGGGTAAAAGTTGCTGATTTGATAGGCTTTGGAAACTATCAATTAAACATTGAGACATCGAACGCAACACCTACTGTTTTGTCATCTACTGATTCACCTAAATTCCAACTAATGCCCTATACATGTGAGTCGGCTCATAATACAGTTAGGATTCAAACAGTAAACACCGGATATATTGAAGGTGGTTTTGATTACAGAGGTATTATCATTCTTAATCCTTTTGGTGGTTTAATAAAAGGTATTGAAGGATGGGTTAAACAAGTCCGTTGGTGGGGCCGTATTGATGTTATAGCTCATCCGGTTCAGATTGACAATTTAAGTGATAATTACAGAAACTTATTACAAGTTCAAACACAAATAGAAACTGAGTATAATTTGAGATTGGAATTTATTCCAACCGATGTGAGCAATCAAATTATTTATGATTATTTATTAAGCGACTATTTATTGATTAGCGACTACAACGCTAACAACATAGACAGTTATAAAAACAAAAAAGTGTCTTTACTTAATATTGATAATCCACAACCATTTTTAAACAAAACGGTACTTTATAATATTAAATTTGTAAATTTCACGCAAAATAATCTAAAAAGATTCTACTAGATGAAAGCAGAACAGGATTTTTATCATACATCCATCGCGGTAGGTAACAAAATTGTTGCTTATACGGCTGTTTCTAGTTTTAACACATTAGGAATTGATTTGAGTGATGCGGTTGATTTTACTTGGACACTACAAATATTTCGTTCTGCTAGTGATGGAACGCCAACCGTTACCTTACAATGTTCAAACGACAATACAAATTGGGATAATTACCAACTTGAAAGCACATCAATTTCGCTACCTGTTATTTTCAAAAAGTCATCTTTCGAACCAAAATATTTAAGAGTGGTTTATACAGCAACAGGAAGCCCAACAGGAACAATAACAATGAAATTTTGTAGATGATAGATTTAGATAAAAAATATTCTACAAATTTCGCTTTGGAGGTTGCAAAAGCAAATGTTCCTAAACATTCTCCGATTACAAAATTCGGTCTAAATGATGATGTTGACATAGGAACAGCACCTGAAGACTTGTATGGTGTAGGTGGCGTGTATGTTCAACCAACAACTGCGAGGGTTCATAATTTTGTAAGCAACGACCCAGGGGACACAATGACTATTTTTGTGCGTGGTATAAACGGCAGTTATGGAATACAAACCGAAACAATCACAATGAATGGCACAACCAACGTTCCAACTGTAAATAGTTACGTTCATATCCATTTAATTCAAAACACAGGTGCCACAAATAATTTAGGTGTAATAACTGCAACAGCAGTAACTGATGCAACAGTGACTATCAATATGGCTATTGGGGCGAATCAAAGTGTGAGCTCTATTTATATGGTTCCTTTAGGTTATAAAGCATATATCATGAAATTTAGAGCGAGAATGGGTAACGCAACAGCAAATAGTAGCGCAACTATTCAACTTTTAAATAAACCTTTTGGCGGTGTATTTCAGTTAAAGACTCAAATAGGGCTTAATAATTCAGGTAGTTCTTCTGTGGCTCTTGATTATTCTAATTCAGCACCATTTATTTTACAGGCAAAGTCACTTACAAAAATAAGTTGTACAAGCGTATCAAACAATAATACGTCAGTTGAGGGTGAATACGATTTAATTTTAGTACAAGACTAATGGCAAATAAAACACAAATAACATTTTGCGCTAATGGACACGCTTCGGGCGCAACAGGTGTAGAAACAATTATTACACTACGTAAATCAAGTGGAACAGGCGCAACAACAACGGGAACTACTTTTGTTATTCCAATATCAAAGACATTTATAATTACTGGAATTTTGTTTGGCGTAAAAGGTCATAACACAGCTACCAATTCACAGACAACTTTTAATGTTAGGATAAACACAGGTGGCAATGTAATAGCGTCAACAACTCCGATTTTATTATCAGCAAGGGTTTGTACTACGGCGGTCGCTAATACTTATGATAGGGTAATAGTTCCAATTACTGAAGGTTATGAATTATTTGGAACAGGAACTTTACAAATTGGAGTTAGTGCCGCGTCAACATTTACAACGAACGCCCCAACATGGGACGTATTAATAACAGGTTACGAATATTAATGAAATGGCAATCGTAAGCAAAACAAATAGAGACGGGATTGATGTTGTAATTGAAAATTTACAACAGAAATTCTATGCAAATCTTTTGGGTTTTTGGACTAGTGGTGTTACTTATCAAATGTACCCACGCGCAAATAAAAATTACAAAGACGATCAATTAATTCCGGAAGTTTCAATTGATGAAAAAGATTACTCTGAAGTTTTAACAAGTGATAAATTCGATATCACAAGTTTCTTTTTGATTGATGACGAACGAACTTTTCACGATGACACAAAACGAATAACTCAAATTGTATCAATTATTTTCCAGGCTGATTTAGTTGCTCTCTATGGTTTAACCGAAAGAGCTGATGAAAAATTCAATATGGACATTTTGCGCGTTCTGAAAAAAGATAATTTCTACATAACGTCAGCTGATATAAAATTCATTGAAGGTATAGATAAAGTTTATAGTGAACTTTCTTTGTCCGGTGAGTTAAAGGAACAAATAAAACCAACAGACATGAGTAGTTTTCATGTTTTACGTTGTGACTTTGAAGTTATTTACAAGCCAAATTGCAATATACAGTTAACGCCAGTTTGCGCTGGGGTTTCTGTGTCTGTAGATGGTGCGTTTTCACAAGTTGTACCAGCGGGAGGCACATATAATTGCGTTACGGGTGGTGGCGGTTCATTCACTTATTATTTTTACATTGATGGGGTCGACACAGGACAGGATGTAGTGATAGACGGGACTGATATAGATATAGAATTTTAAGAAATGGCAAATAAATTAAACATAGGAACGTCAGCAGTAGCGACAGGCGTAGACACTATTACAGCAACGTTTAATCCTGCAATCACACTAAGTGAGAGAAGAATAGTATTTTTACGAACAGCAGGAACTAATACGGTAACTGCTCCAACTTTCAACCCTAATGGATTAGGAGCACATACGATTACTAAGGGTGGCGGTTCTGCTTTGGCGGTTGGGGACTTGGATGGTGATGTAATTTTAATGTACGATTTAGCCAATACTAATTGGGAATTGTTAACACCTAAAGTTGTTTCTTCGTCTACACCGACACTTGCACAGGTATTAACAGCAGGGCAAACAGTAGGTGCACAGGGTATTTATTCAAACAACTCATTGAATTATTTACTACTACTAGACGCTTATATTGCTTTAGGCTTTGATGATGGATTAGGCGCTTTAAGCAACTTATCATTAACAGATACAGAGGCACAGATAAACTTTTTGAATAACGTTGCGAGTGGATTTTTTAAAGTTACAGAAACAGAATCAGGTGTTCAACACGATGTTTCAATTAAGTTAGACGCTCCAAACGTAAACCTTCCACAAGAAACGCCTGACTTGATTTTATCTTTAGATGGGTCAAAAAATATAAAAGGATTACCAACCGCAACTTATCCATCTAAGTCAGAACTAGCTTTTGTCAAGGGTGTAACTTCAGCAATCCAAACACAGTTAAATGCAAAGTTAACTTCAGCTAATATTGTTGAAACAATCACCAACGGAGTAACGACAAATGCACCAAGTGAGAACGCTGTCTTTGATGCCTTATCTTTAAAACCAAAGATTGAATTAATGTTTGGAACGACTACTGTTTTTTCCCCTGCCGATTCAACAACTACTTACGTGACTATTGCGACTAACTTAGCAGTAAACACAAACGCAAGTCTTAGACAATTTCAAGGTATATCAGGAACGATTTATAGGTTTTGGGCGTACGTTGACCCACAGGCAATTATAGGTTCAAACGAAGCGGTTACTTATAACTTAAGAAACGTAACAGACTCAACAAGTAGTTTACTAGGAACACTCTCTTATGATGCTAGGGGACGTTCTATTTTGATGGACGTTGCTACACCTATTGTTTTAGATGCTTCTAAATTCTATTCTATTGAACTTGTGTTCCCTGCGTTCGCTACTAATCCTACGAACGTTGCAACACTTGGTAAAGTATTAATTAGATAATTTATGAAAAAGACATACAAGATTTCTGAGTACACGGTAGAGCATCCTAAACTTGGTAAAATGGTGAAACAAAAGATTGAGTATTTTGTTAATGGTGTTTCTGAGAGCGTTGAGTATTATGATGAAACCGTTGAGATAAGAACTGGCTATACTTTAGAAAAATGAGCAAA